TGTTCTTAATCCAAGTACATCTATTTTTAAAAGATTTAATGATTCAGCATCTCGTTTATCTAAGAATACTGTTTGATCTCTTTCATCAACTCCACAATAATCTGTTAATTTATTATTACAAACAATAATACCAGCAGCATGTTTTCCTTTTGATTTTTCATGATTTTCTATATACTTAACATATTTCATTTCTGGGTATTTTTCTAAAAATTCTTTTCCTACTTCTGTACCTTCTAATGTATCTTGTAAACAAAATTGAGCACGTGCATCACCAGCAGCTCTGTCAATAATTATATCTTTTACTGCTTCAGTTTCAAATGTTGGTATATCCATTCCTTTTGCAAAAATTCCTATAGCACTTCTTGGTTTTAATCTTATTATATTTGAAATAGTTTTGACATTATTTATTCCATATCTTTTTTCAATTTGTTTTATGACTCTTGCTCTTGCATTATCTGGTATATCTGAATCAACATCAGGAGGGTCAAATCTATTTATATCAATAAATCTTTCAAATATTAATCCAAATTTAATTGGATCTATTTTTGTTATATCAAGCAAATAGCAAACTAAACTTCCTGCTGACGAACCTCGCCCACCTCCAACGAAACAAATTTCTTTTGCTTTTTTAAGTATCTCAGCAACAACTAATAAATAATCAACATAATCTTTTTGTATAATTAAATCAATTTCTTTTTTAAATCTGCTTTTGTATGGTTCAGAATCCAAATCAATATTTAATCTAATTGCGCCTTTTTTGCAATCACCAATAATATCACTTTTTCCTTTAAATATTATATTATCTGCTTTTGGCAAATCAAATACTTCAACTTGATCAATAATTTTTTTAATATTTTCTAATGGTTCTTTTCCAAAATATTTTAAAACTTCTTCCTCACTTAAGATATGTTGAGGATAAGTTTTTGTATCAGCATTTCGTTCTGCATATAATTGATACACTGCTCTATCTGAATTTTCACTAAAATAATTATCATCAATATACACCTTTGGATAATCATATTCTAAAACTTTAGTTGGAGTAGAAAAATTAACACCAATATAATCAGCTTTTGCAATTGGATTTGTTGATATTATTATTACATTAGAAGAAAGATTATTTATATCTAATACGGATACATTCCCTCTATAATAAAAATTACTAGAATTTATACTTGTTAAATTATATATTTCTTTTAACCCATACTGATTTTTAGCAATGATTATATATTCTACACCAAATTGCCCTCTCGGTTTTACTTTTAAAGTAGCATCTTCTACAACACTTACTCTATAGCCAAATATTGGTTTTTTACCAGATTTATTACACATTTGCTTTAGTTTAAAAAAAGAAAAAGTATTAATATCAGCTATTCCAATAACACCTTCTTCTGAATAATTATCATGTAAATCTTTTAGAAAACCATAACATTGTCCAAAAGAAAATCCACTTTTCAAAGTTATATGAATCATAATAATTCATCCTTATAAGATTTTATATGATTTATAATACCATTGTGTATTCTTTTATCTTTTTCTTCCTTAGCAATTGAAAGTAAAATATCACATTTTTTTTGTATATATGCATTTCTTGCTTCTTTTATAGTCAAAAAAGTTCCAAATCTGTGTATTACACCATTTTCACTTATTTTTGAAAAATAACCTGATAAATTTTTAAAAACACCTTCTGGTAAATCTCTTTTCTTTTTCTTCATAAAAATTGTATTTATGTTCTGAAAAACGAAACAACAATTTTCAGGAGAATATATTTTATTTCCAATATTTATTATATCTTTATCCAATTGCTTTCCTTTCCAGTCTTGATTTTTCATCCATATTTTAAAATTAGATGCGTATATCCAATCATTGCATATACTACAACCTAAATATGTTGGTCTATTTCTATGAAAATTTTTATCAAAAACTCTTTGTATCATTTGTCTCCATTTAGAATAATATGGGCACATTTTACCTTTTTTATTTCTTACAGGATAATTAAGATCATTTATTCCAAATCCAAAAATTAATGTTTTATGCGAATATTTTTTATTTATATAAACTTGCTCTTTCATAAAATTATATACCATTCTTATTTATTTCATTTTATGTTCTGATTTAAGTGTTATGTGTAGCATTAAATTTTTCCTCTATCAACAAACTAAGTTCTATTTCTACAAATTTTTTTCCATATCTTTTTCGAATTATTTTATTTATACTTTCTTTGAATTCTCCAAGATAAAGATTATTTCTTTTCGCAGCTAATCTTTTAATAATTAGATCATAATTAGTTAATTTATGTCTTATATAATTTAAAGTTATTCTTTCCATATGCTCTAGCTTTATAGTATTGCACAAGATTTTATTTTTATTTTTTGAGTTATATTCCTGTATAGCTAACTCAACTGGATTTTTAACAAATTTAAATGATATTTTTTTTAAATTTTTTGAATCAATTATTTTTGTTTTATTATTTTGTTTTGAAATATTTCCAAATTTTTTCTTTTTTATCTTTACAAGATGACCTTTTGCTCTCATATTTCATACCTTTATGCATATTATAACATAAATAATAATCGATGTAAAATTTACACTTTTATAAGCTGAGTTAACAATGCTAGATTTCTTTCTTCAATTCCAATTATTATATTTAAATGCTCTTTTAATCTCCAATCTTTAGTTCCATTATCATATGAATAAGAGTTAAAAGTATTGCTCCATGTCCTTTCGTTAAACATTGTGATATGATCTAAACAAGAAGCATATAAACTACTGTTATAATACGGAACAACTACATTTATATATCCACCGACTTTTAAAACTCTTTCTGCTTCTTTGAGAAAGAATTTTGGAAATAATAAATGTTCTAATATGTGATAGCAATGTATTACGTCTACTGAATTATCTTCATAAGGTATTTTATTTGTATCAGCATTATAATCAGGAAAATTTAATGGTATTGTATTTAAAAGTTTTTTATAAGTTCCTGCTCCTATATTTATTTGTAATCCTCCTTCTTTAGATAATGGCTCATTAATATCTCTTGCCATTCCTATTTTAAATAAATCAGCAACTGTTTTTAATTCGTTAGCATTTACAACTATTTGCTCTTTAATCATTTTTTTCTCTAATATATAAAGTATTGTTTGCATAGACATAATAAACATCATTTTCTTCTGCCCATTCTGTAGCAGATTTTATATCTGGAAAGAATCCTTTTCCATTATAATTAGCTGATGTATTACATAAAACTCCAATCCCTGTTACATTTTTAAAAGATTTTAATATCTCAAAAATAAATTCAGAATCTTTTTCATCTATTACTTGAACTCTTGAAGTATCATCTACATGAACTATTGCAGGAATGATATTCTTAGATTTCTCTTTTACAAAATGATCGTAAAGCATATATTTATCTTCTGTTATTAAATCAAAATATTTATATGCATCTTCTTTTAATGTAATAGGCGCAACTGGTCTAAATGATTCTCTTTTCTTTATTTCATTTAGCTTTTGTTTATTTTCTTCAGAAACTGGAGACATTAAAATTGATCTATGGCCTAATGATCTTGGCCCAATTTCTGATTTACCATGTAGACATACAATACACATATTTTTATTATATGCAAGAAGTTCTCCTACATATTTCGTAGTTGCTAATATTGCTTTCCATTTATTACTTGGTTTGTTTACAATTAATTCTGGTCCGCAATACACTGACCAATCTAAATTCCAATTACCTAGTTCTATAGCATTATAACACGCTGCCATTCCTAATGCTGAACCTGTATCATTTGCAAATGGTGGTACAAACACTTCTTTGTAATGATCACTTTCTAATATTGCAGTATTCCATTTTATGTTTAAAGCAGAACCTCCAGAATATATTAAACTCATTCCTTTAGTAGTTAGTTGTGTTAATCTATTTACTAATAATTTTTCTAAAAAAGTATGAATTGTTAATAAAACATCAGCATCACTTAAATCATCTGTGTCTAATTTCATTACATTATACATAAAATAATGTTCTATATATCCTCTGAAATTATGAGTTAAGTTCTGTAAGCCATCATTAAGAACATCTTTTTCAAATTCAATATACATATCATTTAAACTAAACATTAATTCTTTACTTATTTTTCCTAAGCCAATATATGACATTAACTTTCCTGGAATTCCGTAATTGTGAAATAGTTTATTAGCTCTGCTATGAACATTAATTTTATTTATAATAGCTTCATCTTTATATGGACCGTAATAATACCCCATAATTCCATATATAGAACCACTAAAAATGTGACAATGATCAATAAATTTAACTTTAACTGGTGAATTTGGATTCACTATATCTATTCTAGGAGGTTGATTTCCATCAAACACCAAACTATATACAGGAATTTTATGATCAGCAAATTTTGATGTACAGTATGTTCCAATTATATGCCCAAGAATATGAGGATATGAGCAATATTCATAAAGGAAATTTTTATTGTCAAAATATTTTGTTACTGTTAAATCACTATCATAATCATAATATTTTGCAACTGGAAAATTAAAATCTTTTATTTTATCACTTTCTATTTTTATATTTCCATTATATATCCAACCGTCAATAACTATTACATTAATATCTTCTAAACATAAACCATAATTTTTAAGAATTTCTTCAGCAAAATAAAGATCATTAGACTTTTTATATCTATCTCCATTATTAATTTTTTCATTTTCTACAGAAAAAATTAATTTATTATCTTCTATTAATGCAATCGAAGAATCATGAGTATATTTTATTCCTAATATTTTCATTAATAACCCTTAATAAAATTTAACATCACCACGTTCATATATTTCTATAAAACATCTTACTGTTGCCATTACATCACTTTTAGCTCTATGTGCATCTTTGAAACCTTCTCCAAATAAATACTCATGTAAATCAGAAAGTTTCATTCTTTTGTTTTTATAGTGATAAGACGATTCAATTGTACAAATATGATGTTTAGGCCATGGAAATTTTCTTTCTAAATTATGTCTAAATAATTCATAATTTATAACGTCTAAGTCATACATTATGTTTTGGCCAACTACATATCTAACACCATCAAAAAAATCATATAATTGATCATATATCTCAAAAAATTTTGGTGCATCTTTGACTGTATTATCATCTATGCCAGTTATTTTTGTTATTTCTTCACTTATTGGAATCGGTGGCTTTATAAATGTTTCCATTTCATCTACAAACTTAAATTCAGGAGTCAGTTTTATTGCATAAAATTCTGTTATAAATGGTTGTTTATCAATATTTGTAGGGATAGGTTTTGTCAACCCTGTTGTTTCCGTATCTAATATTATTATATTGCTATTAAACTTCAATGTTCTTTACTCCTGAATTATTTTTAATACTGGTATAAAATTATCTGCTATCATTGCACAAGTTCGACCAACATCATCCAATGCAAATAGTACTTTTGTTCTATTTTCTTTTACATAATCACTTTTAAAATCAAATGGCTTTCTTTTATCTTTATCTGGTTGCATTATTAATTCACTATATATAACACCATTAGATTTTAACCATAATTCTGCTTCTTTTCTATATTTTTCTTTTTTTGCTGAAAGAACAATAATGATAATGTTATAATTATTATTAAAAAAAGAATTAGTAAAGTTAATAAGATTCGTATTAGGTTTATCATTTGAAAATTCTTTTTGAAATTTTATATTATCTACATTTAATAAATGCATTCTATGAGCAGAGTTTGATAGTGTATTTTCTAAATCAACTAATATAATGTTCTTTACATATGATCTATTACTCATATTCTATTCCTTGTTGATATACCATAAGAGTCATCATTAATCATGCTTTTAATAACAAATATATCTTTTGCAACATCGTCTAAAAGTATATTTTTATGTAATGCAAATCTTCCAAGAGAAAATAAATCATGATCATGAGACATGTTATAAATCATTACTCTTCTCTCACTATCATTTACTTCAGTTAGTTTTCCCATTTTTTGTTCATGATTTGCAATTAAAGTATTAAGTTTAGCATTAAATAAACCAAAAGATTCTATTATATCGATATCCCATTCAGAATTTGGTTTTAAATTCAATTTTTCTTTAGATTCTATTATTAAAGTATTTCCAGTTATAGAAGCTCTATAAATTGAAGTATCAAAATCTGGATAATACACTGTAGCATACAAATCGCAATTATCAATTTTAAATTTATTTACAAATATAGAGCTAGTGTTGTTTATAGTTTTGAAGTCATATCCAAGCATTTTAGCATTTAATGATAAAGGAAGTGTACTAATTATTGGAGTATCAAGTTCACATTGCGTTTTATCAACTTCCCATCCAAAGTGTATTCTATCTTCCATTTCGTCAACAAGTATTTTATGAAAATTATCTGGAGCAATATATCTTTCTTTAGTTGAAATATCCATAATGGATCTGTTTTCATATTTGCCAGTTACTTTTTTTGAGTACATAGCAACAATACGTGGAGTAGGTTTTGCTTCTTTTCCTTCACTCCAAATACTTTTTAAGACACATACTTTTTTAAATTTTACACCTGTTATTTCACTTACTTTATTTGTTCTAAATCTTAATAGTGCTTGATGTGATACAAAATCTTTATCATTCTTTTCGTAAATCTCAGCTTTTGGGAATACACATCCTGCAATTAAACCAGCTAAACCTGCTCCAAAAATTTTCATATTGTTTCCTTAAATTTAAAATCTTCTATAAACGGATATTTTTCTGATATGTCTACAAGTATTTCTGTTGGAGTTTTTAATGTTCCAGCTTGATCAATTATCTCTTTAATTGTGCTATATTTTATATCTTTTGTTTTTAATCTATTAAAAATATGATTTGAATTTCTTGATGATTTAGCACCATGAAACGGAGTTATCCACATAGCAAAATTTCTTAAACCACACAAATATTCTATTCTCAAAGACTCTGGTTTTCCAATTTTCTTATGAACATAATATGCAACACTATCAACTTTAATCCATTTCTTTATCTTTTCTTTAATTAAAGAATGCTCACTAGAGTTTATTTGTAATTTTTCTTGAAATTTAAACTCATAACCACATTCACAAACTTTAACTGATATATGGTGCTTAAGCTCACACTTAGGGCATTGTTTTACTATTTCTCCACCTTTCTTACCCTTTCCTGCAACCTTTATAATTGGATCATCTATAGGGCCGTTCCTTGCTGTATTACCACTGTAATCAAGAACAAGGCAATCACTCTTATTTTTGTCACTCCTAAGCCCCCTGCCAATTGATTGAATGTGGATAACTACTGAATCTGTTGGCCTCATACAGCTAATTAGGTCTATCTGAGGTATATCAACACCAGTTGTTAACATCATCACTGAGCATAATGCTTGTATGTACCCATCTTTAAAATTTTGGATAGCTATATCATTATTTTCTTCTTTTGAGCTATGAACAAAATCTGATTTTATTCCTAATTCATTTAATATTCTTGAAACATTTTCACTATGCTTTTGATCAATGCAAAAAACAAACCAATGTTTTCTATCATTTTTATGTTGAAGCATATCTTCGCATATTTTTCTTGTTAACTTATCTCTATCTAAACTTATAGATAATTCTTTTAAATTGAAATCTCCACCAGTTTTGGTTATTCCTTTTGTTTCCATTTCAATTTTTGTTGGTTTTCTAATTGGTTTTACTAGATAACCCAATTCAATCATTTCAGCAAATTTTTCTGGAGTGTTGGTATCGTAGATAAGATCAGTAAAAATAGCACCTTCCATTTTATGAATATATCCTTTCTTCATTCTAAATGGAGTTGCTGTCAAACCACAAACTTTAGTGTTAAACACTGAAAGCATTTTTCTGTACATCGTATCTTCATTATCAGACACTAAATGACATTCGTCAATAAATGTATAATTTAAGTCAAATAATTCTGCATTTTTATAAATTGAATTTACAGTTGCAAAAGTTATTTGACAATCTATTTCTTTTCTATTTAATTTAGCTGAATAAATTCCAAGAGTTGCAAAGACATTATAATATGATAATAAATCATACATTGCATTATAATCTTGAGTTAATACTTTTTCCGAATGAGTAACAACTGCAACTTTTAATTTAGGGTTTTGTTTTAGCATTTCGATAATTATTGCAGCGAGAGTATATGATTTGCCAAGACCAGTAAACATACAAATTATTGGATTTCCTTTTCCACCTTTTTTGTAATAATCAAAGAAAGAAACAAATGCTTCTTTCTGTGGTTTTCTTAATTCAAAATTTTTCATAAATAATTTATATAAATATCATAAATTTTTTCTTTTTGTCTTTGAGAATAACAAAATTCATTATCACTAACATTATTTATAAAATCATATTCCCATGAATTCAACTCTTTACAATCAAGCAATTCTAATACCATATTATTATAGTATTCAAATTCATTACTTTTTTCAATTATGTTTGTTAAATCAACCATTATTTGAAACCATTATTTTCAAACATCTCCATTATCTGATAATCTTCGCAAGCTTCTATTTGATTGTTTCTATCTAATTTTTTATCATGTCTCCAACAATTCCATTTAACTGCTTTATCGAAAGAACTTCCTATACAACTTCTACAAGTTTTCTCTATTGGAGCATTGCTGTGACATATATCTTTATAGTTACACCAACCACATTTAAAGAAAGTCTTTTTATCTGATAATCTTATTAACAATATTTCACTTTCAAGAACATCAATTGTTTTATTTAAAACTTCTTTTATATGTTCAGAATCTTTATTAACTCTTTCTATATAATAACTGCAATCATTTTTATTAATAGCAATAAACAATGCTCTTTCTAATTTCATTGCTTTCATGTATAACTGCATCTGAGTGTAATAAACTGGTTTCGATAACTTAACTTTTTTCTTACACACATCTTTAAAAGCTTTGTCATTCATTGTTTTTATTTCTAAAACATGAACTGTCTTAGGTGCTTCTGGTATTCCTTTTATAAAACCATCATTATGACCAAACAAACGACCATTTAATAAAGTCATTTCAGTTTGATCTCCCCAAACTTCATAACCTAATCCTAATAATTCTTTATTTAAAATATCTTCAAATAAATGACCAACATTAAATATTCGTTGTGTTCTTGCACTTATTTCACCTTTACCACAGAAATAATGCTCAAATTGCCTTTTCCTTAAACACTCTTCTCCTGCTCCAGATATTCCCGGATATCCTCTAGGAAAATCTCTTGCAACTGATTTATCTAAATTATGCTTTGTTGTATTTGGTTCTAATAATTCTACAATATTTACCATTTATTATTCTCAGTCATTTTCTATAGCATCAGCAAGTGCTCTTAATTTCAAAACAATACTTTCTGCTGTTTCTAAAATTTTTCCATCTGGATTTTCTTCAATTAAAATACACACTCTTCTATTGTTGTTGAATAATAATGTTAATACTTTACAATATAAATAATCCATATTTTTTAATGATATTAACTCTAACCTTTGCTCTTTCATTGAAACATTTCTTTTTCTAATGCTTCTGCAAGTAATGCACTGTATGCAACTGAATCTAATGCACTATCAGCATGGTACTCTTCTATTGAATATTGCCTTACTTGTTTTAGTAACAGCATTAACAACCAGCCTTCTGATTCTTTTAAATCTCTTCCAGTTATTTCATTAAAAGCATTTATTGTTTTTCCCATACTTCTTTCGCCATCTTCAGAATCATAAGTTTTACCTCTTTCTTCCATAGTTGACTTTGATAAATCTAAAAATTGTATTGCATCCATAAATTAAGAAAGCCTCTTTCGAGGCAATCATCCTTATTTTTTATCTTTATTCCACGGCATTTCATTACTATCACTTTCGCCATTACTTTCAGTAGAAGAAGTTTCAGTTTTAGCAACTCCATCAATACCAGCATAAGGAGCATACTTGGTAATTTGATTCTGCTCACTATAATTTCCATTTGCAGGTTTTATCTTAACTGAAACCGTTAATGGAATATTATGTAGCTCACCACTATCTTGAATTGATGTTTTATCACAAGCTTTAGTAATAGATGTCAATTCTTTTCTTGAAATTTCAACTGCTTGAGGATTAGAATTTACAAGATTTAAACCTGCAAATAAAATCCTTCCTTTATATTCACCATCAAGAATTTTAAATTGAAAATTCAATCGTTTTCCATCACCTGCCTTTGTATCTTTCATTTCTGATTTTACAATTTGTACATTATAGTCACCTATAGGTACAACTGAAAAATCATCCATTTCTTCTTCATTTGCAGTGTTAAAATTAAGTTCTGCCATTTTGACATTTCCTCATGTTTGTATATTTAAATTAACGTTAATTTGTAGATATTATGCAGTTTCTACTTCTGTTTTTTCATCTTTTGGATTAATGAAATCTTTTTCTTCATGTTCTTTTTCAATTTCTTCTTTCTGTTCATCCTTGAGTATTTGTTCATTATCATTAACTTCTTCTTCTACTTTCTTTTTTCCTGAAAGTATTTTCTCAAATATATATGATAAATCAGGTTTTTCAATTTTATCTAAACATCCAGAACGATCTTTTGCTGGCCATTGTAGCTCAGGCTGAGTCTGCAAATATCTGTACTCTGTTCCATTTCCAAGTTTACCAATTCTTAATGCAAGTACTTCGTCAAAGAAATAAGGCAGATTATTTATTAATGTATTACCTGGCATTGACGGTTTGTAAGATGTTATACCAGTTGAATCATCAGTTTTTGTAATCATTTTACATGAGAAATATACATGCTTTCCCTTTAAATCTCTAAATGATCTTATCAATGTAGACATATCGTCATTAATTCTTCCATATGCTTTTCTTGGATCTTTTTCTTCTTTTTTGTATTGTGTTAGAAGAACTTCAGCAATTTCAGTTATAGAATCTAAACAGATTGTTTCAAAAGGATTTGCTTCTTTTGATTCGGTAACCCATTTATAAGCCTCTTTTACATCAGCTACTGTTTTAACTTCAATTACTGGAATATCGTGATCTGAAATTGATAGCAATCCTGCTTCAGCAGATATAATTAAAGGTTTTGGAGCAGTTGAACAAAGAACAGTTTTTCCCATTCCTGCTTCACCAAACACAAGAGCTTTTACGTGCTCATTCGATTTTTTAGTTGATGTTAATTTTATCATCTTTTATCCTTTTTCATTTAAGTATGTTAGTATCATGAATTGATCGTCAGTATTAATGTTAGAAAACATCTTTTTTACTATTGCATCTATATGAGTTTTTGGTTTCATAAAATCACCAAATTTGTCTGAATAATAAATAAAAGATATATTTGTTATGTTATCATTTCCGAAAGGCATAGCTTCTTTGAATTTTTCTAAAATTGTCATTGCATCATTAAATCCAACACTATAATCCAATGGTAATCCAAGAGTTTTATTTATGCTTGCGTTCAATTTTTAATATCCTATTCCAGTTGTTATCTCTTATATAACCGTCTTTGTCAATTGAACCTAGTTTATTCCAGTTATTATCTCTAATAACCGAATCTTTTATCTCAAATCTTTTATTCCAATTATTGTCTTTTACATTGTAATCATAAGATAAAGCAACAATTGGGAACAAGAGTAATAATAAAAATATTGTTTTCATATTAAATTTCCTTTATGACTAAAGAGCCTTGACCGGGTTTTAATGTTACAGCATCTAACAAAGCTGATTCCCCTTTTTCTTCTAAATCTCTAAAAATCTTTATAACAACTTCTGGTTTAAATTTTACAGCACTTTTTTCTTCTTCAGTAAGTTCGTCATAGATGTTGTCTAGAACTGCAACATCGATACTTCGATTCATTTTAAATGTGGCAGTTATTTTAAGATTTCCTTCAGTTTTAGAGACTGCTCCTTCATCTTTTTCACCTGCCATTTCTTCAAGAATTTCGTTTCTTATTTCTAATTCTTTCTTTTTCCAAAATCCAAGTTTTGCTTTTGCTTCAATATGATCATGATAAATATCCATTTATTTCTCCTAAAATATAATTACTAAGACATCATTATAACACAGCTATAATTCGTTGTCAAGATTTATTAATTAATTCATTGTATTCGTTTTCGGTTATAACTTTAACATTAAATTTCTCAGCTTTTGTAAGTTTTGATTGTCCAACTTTTTCACCAATTACCAAGTAATCAGTTTTACTGTTTACACCACTTTGAGCAATAGCACCTAATTTGATAGCTGATTCTTTCATACCCTCTCTATTTGCCTGCATTTTACCACTAAACACTATATTAAAACCTGATATTGAGCTTTTTATATCAACTTCATCTTTTGTTAATACTGTATGTTTAATATTAAAATCTTTTAT